ATGCGTTGATCTGGTCGCATAGCTCACTGATCGTTACCGGGTCAACGCTGTACGATGTAACCCCGGTAGCACCGCCGACCGTCATCTGCCACCAGACATCAGACTCTTCCTCGGTGCGCCCGTCTCTGTCCTGTTGCCAGAATCTACGCCCGTAGTAGTAGGTGGTGGTATCTACCTCTGCAACAATAGCCGGTGTGATGCGTTCAAATTGCGCGGTGAAGGTATCCGGTACATAAGTGCTGTCTGTATTGATGTAGGTTAGGGTTGTTGTACCAATGTCAATAGATCCACTTGATACCCTTAGCCGCTGGCATGAAGTGATGCCCCAGTAAGCCGTGTCGACAGACTCACTACCGGCGTAGCTGCTCGATGTCGTGTTCTTCCGAGGGTACGGGTTGTCCTTGTCTTCGGTTGCCGGTAAGGCTCCAAGGCTCCAGATGTCAGGGCTGCAAAGGTCAAGGGTAACGGTGCTGTAGGAGGTCGTAGGAGCCACAACCTGCCACTTTTTCGTGTTGCCGTGGTAATCAGTCAGTTCGATGTATCCGGCTTGGTTGGTGCCGCTTTGCGCTTTGATTTGGATGGCAAGATACCGGTATCCGCTCATACCTTCGTATGGTGCGTAAAGCCGATCATTACCTGTAAGGCCTACAGAACGGTTGTTTGTCTCAGCAATCGACCAACCGTTGTACCTAAAGCCACGGAACAACACCCGGTTGTCGTTATCTGAATCACCGTTGGTTGTTAGCCCAGTGGTAGACAATGCAGCTGATATCCACTCTGGTACATCATTCAGTGATGTTGATAGGCTTGCAGTGCCAACTACTGGATCCGTAAGGCTAGTGCTTACGCTGTAGTCGTTGAAGGTATCCTGACCACCGTATGAGCCACCAGAGCTTAGAATCGTACGGGTGCCGCCGTCATAACCGGTTACAAATACATTTAGGTTGTCGGGGTACGCACCCTCCCAAGCCCGTATCCTTCCAACAATCGAGACAGCACGAGCAAGGCATACCGTGGTGCTTATGGTTCCAGAACCAGATTGATAGATTCCAAACGCATCAACCTCACCCTCTAACGATAATGACCACTCAGTAGCCGACTGCATCCCCTTGGTTTGTGCGTGTGTGATATCCGGTACGGTGGTTCCGTTTACCTTGATGTTAGTGACACCAAAGTTGTGTGTTTGTGGACCGGTGCAGAATCCGGAAGCACTTAGTGATGCTTTGTAGTTTGCTGTTTGTCTTGTTGCGCTCACGGTATTTGTAGCCGTGACTGTTGTCCCACCGACAGACAGACTACAGGTGGCGGTACTTCCAACCGTGCTGCGTTCATACCAAGTGTAAGACGTAAGGCTTGGGAATCTAGTTGGTGCGACAGATGATGAAAACGATGCTTCGGCAACGTCCCAAAGTTTATCGGTTCCTACGCTTGCGCTAAATGAGCCAGCATACGTTGCCGATCCATAAGCAAAGTAAGCGGTAGATGTTCCTGATGCAATCGTTACCGTTGTTACTTGTGTGGCACCGTGGCCGTTGTTTACTGTAACAACCGCCTGTATATCCCATCCCCAAGTTGTCGAGTTGATGCCATAACTAACACCATCAACAGCTATTGAACCAGAAAAGCCTAAGTGATTACTGAATGTAAAGTCGGTGTACTTATCTAGATACTGGTCTTCCCAGGTTGGCGGAATCGCGATACCGATAGGGTTGATAAAAGTAATGGTCACATCTTGCGTGTGATCCATTGCAAGCGTGGATGTACGGGTGCCGTCAAGGTATGGCATTAGATTTTCTGTCCACGGTAAACGGCTTTGCGTACGCTAAACCCGGATGTCTGCTCAGTTACAAAGTCAATCGATGGGATACCGATAATGCGGTAATCACCCTTGGTGGTTGTACCGTCCGGCTCCATGATACGCACCACATCACCAAGCCATAAAGGACGGTTGTTGGATGACAAAACCAGTAGATCCGATTCCCACTCGATCAAGATTCTTCCCGTAGTCAAGCGGTCGTAGAGGATGTCGCAAGCAGCATCAACCGCATCCTGTGTCGTTAGGGTTGGGTCTCTTAGCTGATACGGAACAGGTCTACCCCTCCAGTTGTAGGGTCTACTGGCAGGTGCCGTGCTTGCAGTCTCTGCCGCACCGTCTACCCGACTCTTTGTAATGAACAGCCCGGTTGATGGGTCTTGACCGACAACCTGTACCTGTGTTGCTTCCGGGGTCTCGTAGTGGCTTGACATAGCCCGTACAACCCGCTTAGGGCGTAATACTTCAGTAACACCTGCCGTTGTTGCAGCTGCGATGCTTTGGTATAGCGTGACGGCTGGAGTGGTTGTAGCCAGTGCCGGGTCAATCCAGTAATAAAGATAACCGCTTAGGCTCGGCATCCATCCGGTGATGTAGTTAGCGGCATAGTCATTCTTGAGTTTGTCAATGTAACCGCCAACCGTGTCGAAATAGTCAGGAGCCAAAGCATACTGACCCTTTGATATATTAGGGCTGTAAGGCAGGTCAAGGTTTGGGAAGTCACCGCCAAGGTAAGGTCCTGAGCCATCCGGATAACCTGCAATTTCTAGTAAGTCCAATAACGCACTACTGAAAAGCAAACCATCGTAAGGGTAAGACTCCACGATGTAAGCAAGGTCAAAGTCACGGCTACGGTCTTGCCCGGCATAGACAAAGACCGACCAGTCCCTTGTTGTATCGCCTTGCTCGTATGTAATCTCTGGTGGTGTGAGGGTGCCACGGAATACGTCGATGTATGTTGGTGAGACTGCTCCATCGCTTAGGGCAATCCGGATGGGTCGGTCTGAAGTAATCTGCGGTTGGTCTACTCCGGCATCCGTGATGGGCTTCCTGCGGGTAGTAAGTGAGCAAGTAGCCCTGCCGTCATCGTCTACGCTGATACTCACCCGCTCAACATCACAGGTGATGTCTACCGGATCATCAGCGGTTGAACCAGCAGCAGGTTGATAAACCATGTCTACTTCATAGAATCCATACGTTGCTGCGCCGGTTGCGCTTGTAAGGCTTACCTTTGCCCGTACATCCTTGATTGTCCCGTTAGGCGTGTATGCCGTTAGATCATCCTTCACAACGCTGTATGACGCGGATGCAGTGCCAGTGCCTATCTGGTCGTATGCAAAAGTAGATGCAAATGTAGCACCCGTTGGAGGTGCATAACGTAACTTTTTGACTGGTGAAACACCGTAGCCTGAAGTAGTAAATTGCAACTTTGCCAACTGAACGGATGCTTGCCCAGCAGGTACCAACCAAGAGAACGCGGCGGCAGGTGTAATGGTATTACTGACCAATGCCGACAAGTCTCCAAAGACATGACTAAAAGCCAAGCCGTTAGATGCAACCACTATGAGCTCCCGCCTTCGGCAGGGAATCATCATGATGGTAATAAATTCACTATTGACTGAAGACAAGAAAGCAACGTTAGCAGTTGGTGCTATGTTGGAATCATTCTTCTGATAACTACCAACCAACACTCCAGACTTGTACACCTGTGCGCTGCCGTTAGCCCCAAACCAGACCTCTACAGAGCCAGCCGACCCGACACCCCATCCAGCCTTAAGAATCGTGCTATCGTCCGAATCTTTTAGCCCCGGTACATAGAGCGATAGATAGGCGGCTTGGTTAGCACTCCAGGCTGTTGTTAGCGTAGCCCGCTCGGTAACGTTCAGACTTTGCAGGTAGTAATCACCGGATGCTTTGATCTGCATCTGCTTCCACGATGCCGCCGTGGTTAGCGTGTAGTCGGTCTTTTGAAACCGTGCGTAGTTACCAGCATAGGTTGTACGCCATGCCGCTGTAGTCGGTAGTGGAGCAAGCATCAAGGTTAGGGTAGTAGGGTCAAGCCATACACCGCTACTTTTGGCTAAGTCCCATGTAGTACCGTCAGCTGCAACAACCAACCGCCCTTTCTGTGGGCGTGGTTCTGGGCAGTCTACTTCGATCAATAAAGGCCAAGCGTTCGCCATCAGAACCTCTTCATTATTCCGGGCGTACCGTTGCGCCTTGCTTCATCACGGATGACAGATCGAACTGCTCGTTCCAACTCAGTACCGGCAGGTATCAAGCCACGGTTACCACCGCCCATGAAATCACCCATCCGGATACCACCACCACCACCTACAGCCATCTCTGCAGCTGTAACGCCCATCTGGCCAAGTTGCCCACCACCAAGCGTCTCACGGCGCAATGTAAGAGCGTCAGCGGTTGTCTTGGTGTTGTCTGCAATCTTGCCAAGTATGCCGCCGATGGAGTCTCCGCCCATGCCGCCAGCCGTGCCTTGAGCGCCGCCGAATATCATCCCTGGCGGTAATCCTTGAGGGCCTAACATATCCCTAATGGCCCTGCCGTATTCACCAGCCAAGTCAGGAACAGCACCAAGGGCAGGCATTGGAAACTGGGGAGTCTTGTAGTTCCAAACCGGACGCTTTGTCTCCGGTGGTTGTAGTTGCCCCTGACTTGTTTGTAAGATTGACTTTACATTGTCAGGAAGGATTGGCTCAAACTTGAAAAGGAACGATGAAAACTGAGAATCTAAAAACTTGACAAGGCTTTGGATTTCATCTTGCAAGTCACCAAACGTATTCTTAAAGAATGCCTTGATGTTGTAACCGATGTCACTAAAGAACGTCATAAAGGCCGGGCCTAACTCTTGCAGTATCCTTGGCAGTTGAGCAAAGAACGCCAGCAGGTTAGCGGCTACATTTATCATCGCTTGCTGGAAGTTACCACCGGGGCCGAATGCACCAATGACACGGTTTAGAAAGTCTTGTATTACACCGCTCTTGCCGATGGCGCTAAACACTTCGCCGATCTGTCTACCCATCTCTGCGACACGCTCAATCAAACGCATCGTGCCACCTTCGGCACTGCTGAAGATATCAAGGATGCCACGGCCAATCGGTAGGAAGGCAGCGGTAAGCGCATCCTGTAGATTCTCAAACGTAGTCAATGCGGATTGCGTGGCCTTTGGTAGTTGTTCAAGACCGGAGATAATACGCTTGATGGCTTCGTCTGCTGTAATGCCCATCTTCTGTATGGCTTCAGTGGATGCCGTACCAAAGGCGGAAACCAATACCTGCCGGATCTGCGGGACACGCTCGGCTATCTGATTGATTTCCTCAGCTGATATTGCGCCCTTGCTGGCTATCTGACCAAGCGCCAGGATGACACCGTCCAGCTCTGATTTGCCTTTGCCAACGAGAGCGAGAGCATTACCAAAAGCCATCAATGCACGTTCGGCAGTCTGGGCGTTCAGCCCTGCGGCTTCAAGTTGTAGAACACCCGCACGAACCTCTGGGAGGCCCAACCCGGGGAGTTTGGCTATCTCCTGTAGCCTTCCCAGTTGGGCTTGTAGTTCCTGTGCATTCTTGGCATATGCAGCCAAGCCACGAACCTGCGAGTCATAAGCCATTGCAGCTTGCACACCGGTTACGGCTGCAAAACTGCCTTGTGCTAACTCTAACAACCGGGTGGCATCTGCCGCAGTGCGGATTGCTTCACCTACACTTTTAGCCGACTGCCCTACCCGGCTTAAGGCACGAACAGCAGCGGCTTCACCAACTACCGATATCTTGGCTGTAAGTTCCGCGACTGTCATTACCTGCCTCCAAACAATGCACCCAGCATTTCGACCTGTTGCTTTTCAATCTCTTGTCCGATCATAGCCACCTCGGCTATCTGGTCAAGGGTCAAGTCGGTCTCTGAAGGGTGCCGGTTGAGATACTTCACGGTGTAGTAAGCAACCTGACTTGCTACACCTCTAAGGCGTTTTTTGCGTCTTTGACCCTACCCTGTAAGTCATCTGTTGGATACCAACTAATAAACTCACCAAGGATTCTAAAGAACGTTTGTTTGCTAGTACGTGCCAAGTTGCCGAAAGCCCGTAGCGGTGATTCCTCAGCGCCATCTGTAGGGTCTGGTACATAGCACCGACCAAGCAGATAGATCTGGTATAGCATCGCTTCAGGAAACTCAGCAAATGCAACTCGCAGGGTTTGCAGCTCTTTGGAATCTGGGAAGAGGTCTGCCGCCTTCGGTTCACGAAAGCGGAGTTCTGCGCCATCTCCAGCGATGCTCGACAGGTCGACCACAAGGATTCCCCTGTCGGCATCTTTAGGAATTTGTTTAAGGTTACTTAGTGACATAGCTTAGTGTACTACGCCCAAGCGGTTGTCACTCCGTTAGCACCGAGCGTGATAGTTGCGGACTCAGTGACGGCTTCCTCATTTGCAACGCTGATACCTGTAGAGGTAACAACACCGACAAAAGTCTTAGCGGTAAGGCTTCCAGGCGTAAGAACGATCTGGCAGTAGTAACCATCTTTACCAAAGAAGATAGGCCCGACCACCGAATCAACCAGGAACTCAACCTCAACGCTGCCGTTAGCTTTGGTAACCTGAGCTTTGTTCTGTGTGTCGCAGAGCGCGGAAACATCGACGGTATTTGCCGAGGTACTGAACCGCACCGAGCGAGCAATACAGGTGTAGGTGTCAGCCGTAAAGGTTGAAGGCGTACCGTCTTGATAGCCACCAAAGGCAACGGTAACCACGCAGTTTTCACCGATCAAAGCAGATGTACGTGTAAATGGCATATAGATTCTCCTATTGTTGTGTGACCATACGGTACACCGCCGTCACTCCAAAATCAGTCCGACCACCACTCTCCAAACCGAACGTCTGAGCTGTTGATTCCCTCCGGCTGTAGAACCGTGGAGTGGTACTCGAAACGTGGATATTGTCAAGCAATGTGTCTACGCGGGACATGATAGCAGCGGACTGATTCATGCTTACCGCACCACTTGCAGTATCCCACACGGTGATTCTGTAGGTCGGATAAGTGAACACCCGGCTACCGCACAGCACGTCTTGGTCTTGCCCTGCGTTACCTGCACGATCAAAGACAATGTATGGGGTAATCGGTTGCTTGCGGCTCACCGGGTCTACCTGCGGGGCTATGGTGTTATACACGCCCATCTGGAACCCGTTCGGTTTATTGTCAGGGGCAAGTAAACCCATAAGCGTAGTATCGCCTGTTAGAGTTTCGTAGATCCACTGCTCAATCACGGCTGGTTCAAATGCCATTACTTGCCACCCTTCAGGATGCTCTTACACGCCGCTTGGAAAGACGGGGCTACATACTCAACCGCAGGACGCAGAAACGGGCGAGCCGGTACGTGGTTGCCAGACTTTGCTATCCAACCAAGTTCCAGCGGTACTCCATACTTTGCGCTTACGAATACTTCGGCAGATGTTGCGCCTGTCATTCGATGCCCGATGCTGTTAGCAAGATTACCGGTGTCGTTGTTAGGCGGTGAGCCTGGAGGGCTTGACCAGTGATCGCCGTATTGCTTGTACTTGCCGGAGCTTTTCAAAATACTAGACTTGGCTTCACCTTCAATACCAGCCGCCGCCTTGCCGACAACCTGTGAAAGTTGGCGTAGATTCTTCTGGTAAGAATCAAGCCGTACTTTCTTTAGGCTGAAGCTCATCTTTATCACGGAGCCAATACCTGTATTTGTAAAGGCCCAAAGCGGCGCACCGTGGTTGATACCGTGAAGGAAACCGTTAGCCGGATGTCTGCCGCTGTCGGGTAAGCCGCCGGGTTCAAGACCGACAAGATGCCTTGTGCGCTGTACTGCTTTGTGAGGGTCACCGAACCACTGCCAAAAGAGTACGATGCCCCGGTAGCGATGTTGGTGAAGGTTGCACCAAGCGTACCGGTAGTGATGTCGACCGGGCTGCCAAGTTCATCAACCAAGCGAACCACGTAACTGTGCCAATCACCTACCCACGCACTGGCTTGTATGACCTGCTGAGGGTCTTCGGTCAAATCATAAATCAATGCCATTAGATATCCCTCACATAGATCCGCAGTGGACCGAATATCTGCGTATCGCTTGCCCCGGTGGTTCGTGTAATCGTTGCAGTGTAAGTCCCCGGTACGTTGGTTACCGTCGTGTCAATAGTAAATGTAGCACGTCCATCAGCTGCATAGGTTGCCGTACAAGAGTACGTGTCAACCAAGGTCGCACCAGAGTTATAGACCTTAGCCGTAACCGTGGCGCTCGTGATGTCTATCCCTGCGCCGTTGTTGTCTACGCACTGGATGTCGATGCCGTGCTGTGCGCCGGTCTGGATGTCCAGCGGATCACTTGCCCCAAGGCCGTCAGCCCTAACCTCAAACGGCCCCATGCGTACTAGAGCGGCAGAGGTTACCGGGGTCACCAGTTCAGCGGAAATGTAGTCTGTCCCGTTGTGAAGTAGAGCGCCTTCGAGCTCATCGGCTGCCGCCGTGCTACCGCTGATGCTTGCCACGTTGCTGTTCTGAATCGAGTATCCAATCGAGCCAGCAGTGACATAAGAGGAACCAACAGCATCAAGGACAGCTGCGGCTGTCTGCGCTGCCGTCAAACCACCACTACTCAGCGTGACCGTCAGCACCGCGCCGTTAGTACCAGATGCACCACGCACCACGATCGTGACATCAGATGCGCCAGCCGCGAAAGCCGCGTTAGGAACATCCAAACGATACATGCCGGGTACGAGGGAGGAGCTTATCTCTGCAAAGCCACCAGATGTCCACGCGCCTGTTGCTGTCTGCGTGACCAGCGTAATAGCCACCGGTGCAGCTTGATTGCGGACGTAGTATGCGGCTAGACCGGAGGTGTTGAATGCCAGCCCTGTAGCACCGAGGTATAGTTCGATGCTTTGTGAGGTTGAGGCTGGTGCGATGGTGATGGTAGATGCGTTGCGCTCAGTTGGGAAGTAATCTCCAACGGCTCCTATATTTCGATATGTTGCCGCACCAGCGTCTGGTGTTGCGCCTGTCCATGCAACACTAAATAGGTCAGTAGCCAGCGCATTTGTGGCTGTACCAAATCCAGTATTAGGACTTCCCAATATACTAGAAATCATTTGTGTTGGTGGCAACCCTACGATTTCGTTGTAGCCATATTCGACACCAACTGAACCAACTACAGATGTACTAGCACCAGTTGGGAATCCATTACGTGCAGTCTGCGCTAAGATTCGATTAAAGTTCTCGGTAACTACTGTCGTACCCAACGTAGACGTAAGGGCTGTAACACTACCTATAAATGACGAGTTTGTGACGCTATGCGGAAATGTTGTATTCCCTACGTCGTAACCCACAGCATTTGTAAAACCTACGAAAGTACAGTTTTGTACTATGTAACCTGAACCTTCACTGCCTGTACCACTCCCAAAACATCTAACGCCGTATGATTCTCCGCTTGTATTGTGTCCAAAGAATATACAGTTTTTGATATTTGCAGTCACACCGTACGCTGATGTGTGCCGTACGAGACCGATATACAAAGCACTTCCATTTGTTGCTACAACGTTACGTGTAAATGTCAGGTTAAGGTCAGTGCCACCAGTTGCATTGGTACCGCCAATAGTTTGACATACTGTATTTGTGGAAAAAGCAACAATTTGACATTGTGTAATAGACCATCCAAAACTTAGTTGTATTGCCTGAATGGTGTTTGTACGAATACATTCAAATGCAATTTTAGAAAAAGATATCCAACTACGACCACTACCATTTATTACTGTTGCACCAGCCGCTGTACCCGTAAGGTCATCGGTAATATTTGTAATACGCACTTGACCAGCATTTATACCAGTCCATCCTTGCGCCGCTAATGGGTCTCCGAAAAACTGAATAGGACTACCAGACGTGCCACTGTTTGACAGTGTAAAAGCACCACGATAAACACCCGGTGCAATGTAGACGGTATCACCAGCGACAGCAGACAGAAACGCCTTAGCCAGTGTCCAAGGCGTTGATGGTGATAAGCCAGTATTACCAGCGTTTCCACCCGTAGTAACGTAATAGGTTGCCATTATTCAGCCGTCCCTGCGACGATTTCTTGAGCCATTACAACGGCAAACTGATTTGCAAAGTTTGTCTGAAATGCTGCATCTTGCAATACCCACCACGTAAAGACAGATGTGCCATCCGGCCCATAGGTTCCGAGCAGGTTGCCTTGGTCGTCATAGATATCCCCAAAGACAATCCAGTCACCGGGGCTGAGGGGATTAGGTTCCAGCCTGTAGTTTTGCAGGTTCATTTGCCCACCTTCATCGCATTTGCTTGCGTACCCTTGAACGGCATCGTCAAGAACGCCAGCACACTAGAAACCGCAGCGGAGACACCCGCCGCTACCGCCTTGCTCCCGTAAAGTGCCAGCACTGCGCCGAGCTCGGTAATGTCCTTCGCTTCGGATGTCCGGATGCCATCGCCAAATACTGAGGTGAAGGCAGCTACGAAAGCCACGATCACAACGACCACCAACCGCTTGATTGAAATGCTGTTCATTGCTTCGCCTCCAACTTTGTAACCTGCGTTTTCAGTTCACCGGTTGCAGTTTCCAGCCTACCGATACGATGCCCGTGGTCTTTGATCGTTGCAGTGTCTACCGCTCCACGCTTGTCCATACGGTGGAGGAACTGGATGATGTAGACCAGTAGGCTGATGACAGCACCTGAAACGCTGATGCCTATCGTAGTCCATTCCGATGCTGTCATGATGTACGCTCCACCAGCCCTACGTGCTGTACAAGTAATTCTGTCTGTCCAAAGTCTGACCCGATCACATCGTAATACTTGGCATCATCGCCTACCCGGTAAACCCTATCCTGCGGCATGACATCAGCACCAACAGCAACTATCAGAGTCCACTGCGCAGATGACTGGATGCCACCGCCTACGATGCTCTCTGTGTCGCTTTGGTTGGTTAGCCTAGCGTTGTACTCGGCAACCTTGCGCCATGTCTCAGTAGCGCCGCCACGGCCATCTTCTGTAAGTGTGAAGCGGTGTATTTCTACTCGGTCTTGGCACAGGTTGCGTACCATGCCAGCGCTGATGGTTGCGCGTAGGATAGGGCTCATGCGAACACCAAGGGGCGATATCGTTCAGCCATCGAAAGGCAGTGTGCTTTCAGTTGGCTAAGCTTCACATCGCTTGTGCCTTCCTTGGCATCAATGTCGCTTGCACAGCGGCTAGCCTTTATCATCCATGCTTGGCGGGTTGCTGTCCTTACATCGTATCTTTCCACATTGATCGGGCCTTGGTCTACCCACATCAAGGTTGGGTCACCCGTGCCATCCTCAAGCGTATAGCCCTTGACTTGGTAAGGAGCATAAACCGGATAATCAGGTTGTGTCGTGCCTGATGTTCCAGCAACTCGGCACTCGTAGACCCTGCCGTTGGGCGTTGTAGGCACTACACGGTCACCGACAGCATAAGTGGTAGATGCCGTCCAAGTGCTGAACCGGGAGTAGGAATCCAAGATGCTCCCTATGTCGGTGGTGGACATCTGCGGATAACTTTGTGCATCAACAAAAAGTGATACCTGCGCTATCGCTTCGGCTCGTGTCATCATGCTCCACTATCCCACATATAAAGAAAGCCCCCGGCACGTCTGCCGAGGGCTTGAGATAAGAACCGCTAGGCTTATGTAGCTGCGGATGCTCCGACGATAAGGCTTCCCGGTACACGGCTGGATGCCGTGGCGTTGACGTTGCCAATGTCGAAAGCCGAGAATGCGAACCGCTCTGTGGCTTTGAATGCCAACGCGTCTTGATTGAAGTAATACTGGTCGCTTACCTCAATTGTAACCGTACGACGATCACCAAACGCTGTACCCATGCTCAGGTCACCAAGCAGGATGTAAGGCGTGGTGGCTGCCAAGGTTTTAGCCATGTTCTGCACGAAAACGACTGGATAGCCATAGAGCATAGGCGTAGGACCATAGGCATTCTGGATGTCCATGATGGAGTTCCCGCCCAAAGCATCAAGGAGTGGTGCAATCGCGTTGTACCAAATCTCACGATGCATGAACCACTTTGCGTTAGCGGCATATGTTGGGAGCTTTGCGACCATGCCCTTAAGGTTAGCAAGTGTCGGGCTGTAGGTGATGGTCTGACCGGTTGTAAAGACCTGAAGCGATGCGATGTTAGCCTTGGTTGCGTTCAGGTTGTAGACAGCATAAAGGATGCCATCAAGACCAGACGTGGAGTCCACTGCATTGTTGAAAACAACGCGGTCTTCTTCCTTAGCAAGGACGTATGCCATGTCACGGGCAAGTGTTGCGCCAAAGTCAATGATCGAGTCTTCAGCCAGTTCCTTGGATACCTGAGTAAGGACAGATGGTTTCTTGGCAACCAAGTTGACCTGTGCAAATGTCAGGTCGGATGCCGTGATAGCCGTATTCTCTCCAGGGTAGTAGACCGTGGTGGATGCCGTGGCGTTAGGGACGTTCAAGACATCGCTGGACATCGGGTAGATGCGGCAGTTCTGGCGAGCAACACCGAACTGCTCACGCAGATAGATAAGGTCGGAAGACAGTGGATCTGGAACAACATAGCCACCAGCGGTTGTTGTGCCTTCAGACTGTGCCTTCAGGTTGGCTTTGACCCAGTCGGATGCTTTGCGGTTGCCCATGATAGAGCGTCCCCATTGACCCCATGCGTATGCTTTATAGTTCGCTTCGTCACGGGTACCGACGAATGGATTACGTCCAATACCGCCGGACTTCCAAGGCTGTTCTGCTGGTGCTTCTGTAGCAACAGGGTGACCTTGTCCGAGTGCCTTGATGGTCTCAATACGCTCTTCGATGCCCTTGGCTTCAGCCATCAGGGACTTGACCTGTGCGAGGTCACCGTTACCGGAAGCAAGCTCCCGCGCGGTAGCAAGCACAGAATCTTTCTGATTCTGCAATTGTGTTAGATTCATAGTTGTGTTAGCAACTCCAAGCGGGCCAGTATGTCGGCTCGCTCATGATCGGTGGAGGCTTTCGCTTCCTGGACTACGATGGACGGTTGCTCTTCCGGCTGGTCTGCATCCCGCAGAGAATCCCAGACTACGGGAGCCAAGCGCTTAGCACTTGACCGTGACAAACCGACTGCATCCCGCAGTCGACGTTCTACACCCCGCAGGGATGCGGGTTGTACGCTCTTCATGCCGTGCATGGCATATAGCCCTTTGGCACGTCGAGCAAACTCGTCAATGATGGCATCAGCCATGGCTTGATCGGAAACCATCTCGATAGCCCCGCAGAGCGCATCGTAGTAGGCTTCCAATCCTTCGTGTATCAGGTCACCTTCAGACTCATCAAAGACCGATACGGCGTATTCTTCCGGGGACTGCTCAGGCATTGGAGCCATGACCATCTCTTCTTCCATATCCATCATAGGCTCCATGCCGTAGTACTCCTTGAGGGTCTTCACGCTGTTACGATACTCGGCTGGTGTCGGGGTAATCGATGCTTCGGCGATAGGCCAGCGGGTTATCTCAGCTGCACCGCCCATGCTCTTGCGCTCTACCAGATGACCAGCAGCACCAGAGGAAAAGCCCATCTTGCCTTGCTTGCAGAGCTTCGCGATCATGCTGCCGTATTCGTCGGCTAGATCTAACTGTGCCTCATACCAAAGCCCGGTATCGTCCATCTTGATGTACCCTGTACCGATAGACTTCTTACCGACAGCGGCATCCATGCCGTGGTGGTAGTAGACGTTGAGCGGTACGCGCTGACCCTTGGAAACCGGAAAGCCGTAGTCGGTTGATGCGGTGAAAAAGTCACCTTCAAGGTCGGCGGTCTTGGTATCGCCAAAGCGAACCAGGTAGCCCTTGACGTAGCCTAACCGGTCGCTCTTGATACCGTCTACGGTAGATGTCAGCAAGTCCATGGCTTCACTATCCCACATACCCTATTGATCCATCTGTCGGTTAGCAATCTCACGCTCCCACTCCATTGGAGTGCGTGGCCGCCGTACCGTGATACCGAACTCCTTCAGCGGGATGATGCTGGTAGTCGGCCCCCAGTCGCTGTTTTCCTTGACCCGTACAAAGTCAGAAAGCGGCTTGCCTTCCTTCCATAACCGGTAGCGGCCTTCACCCATGATTTCTTCTATCTCGCTATCGTTGAGACCAGCAAGAATCCGATCAGGCGTGGCTACCTCTGGGCGTGTATCCGGTATGGAAGAATCACCGGTTATCTCTGCCCATGAAAGTGTTTCCGGTATCATCACGCACCGGCAGTTCGGGTGGCTTGGCATGATGGTATCGGTGGCTTGCAAGGTGCCAGAGAGAGCCAAGCAAGCAAGGCACACCCGCGCGTCTTGCGTAGCCTGTCGGCGGTATCCGGTCACGGAAGGATTCTCCGTATACAATTGCCGCTGGGCTTCCCGACTTGCGCGTATCATCTCGGTACGGGCAATAGTCTCTGCTCGTTGCCTACCGATGTCTGCCGCCTTGCGTACCCGCCGCGCTACCGTGCGCGGGCCTTCACCAAGGCTAATACCTTGTACCAAAGCCATCTGCATGGCATCGGTAGTTACCTGTGGAATCTTATTGAATAACTCAGCCAGAGGTGAACCATCGCCAGCGAACCCGACAAAGGCTTGGAGTTGCTCGTCTGGTAAGTTTGTCCATGAAGAACCAATGGAAACGTTGGCGGGCTTTTTACCCGCTGCCGCTTCCACAAGGCTTTGCGTTGCATCATTAGCAAGCGTAGCGGCTTCAGTCTGGCCATCGATTGTTATTTGTGTTCCTTCAACGCTGAACTTTTTGAGGTTCTTTCCGAGCTGCTCGATGTTGTCTATGATCCGCTGACGCATGAAAAGGATTGTTTCGGATGGCGGTTCGCCGTTTGCTTCACGCTCGGCAATCCTACCCTCCAGCGCTTCAAGCTCATCGATACTGGCCTTGGTTGCGGCCTTGTAAGCACGTTGCATACGGCTGATGGCTACGCCTTCACGCTCTAGCAGGTCATTCCGGTACTTCTGGGATGCGGCATAAATTCTGCCCGTGCCGCTGTCTACTCGCTTGAGCTGGTCTCCAGCTCGTACCCGTAAAAAGGGTGGCTCTTATACACTACCCCCGGAGTGCAACAATCGGTAGACTTCGACTCTTCACCCTGCATCTGGTCCCGCTTGGATGTAGCCCACCGGAATCCGGCATCGCCGCCCCATAAGTCCCAGGCTACACGCCCCGGTGAGGGGAAACCTTCTTCACCAGCGTTGAACCCTTCGGCCTTCTTGTCCACTTCATGCCGTGAAAAGAAAGAATACATTCTTAGTATCGTGTCTTCGGAAAGTTTCTCCCCGTTCACGATTTGGTTAGCCCGCGCAAGCCCTATACGCGTGCCTCCATCAAACCCTTCGGCTTTCCAATCAAGCGCCCGTTGTGCCGCTGTCCGCATTGCTTCGGTTGGTCTAAACTTCACATCGTACGATCGCACTGCGGCACCTTCAAAGCCGCCGCCGCTTTGTACGGGTATTGCCGTTGGGTGTAGCTGCCCTTCATCTTCAGGCACGGCTTCCAGCCCGGCTATGCGCTTGGCTTCAGCACGATCAATGATGCCAGCCTTGTAAAGTTTCTCTGCTCTTACCGCTTCCGCTTGCATATCGTCGGCAAGCGCCCTGACGGTTTCAAGGTCGTACATTACGTAATCACCCTGCTGTGTCTCAGGGTATTCCGGCAGCAAGTCAGCGGTGATAGCATCCGCCAAGGTACGCAGGAGAGGCACCATGCCATCCTCCCATGCGGCCTGTTGCGCCCTCTCATAATTACTGTAGGTAGACCGCTCTAAGCCTGAACCAAGGCCCAATACCATCGGGTTGATACCAAGGGCTGAACAGATACGCTCCTCCGGTACGCGTCTCACAGAATCCAGAGCAAGCTCGGAAGGCGTAAGGCTAACCCTATCCATCTTGTACGCACCGGTCATAACCACGATACCGCCGCTACCGTCTCCGGTAAGGTCTTCATGCAGTTGCCGCTTGACCTGCCGAGCATCATCCATAGACATGTCTACCGATGTCTCTTTGGCATCAGGGCCGACAATGAGGCTAGGCATAGCACCGTTAGCCAAGAGTCCGTATGCGGTAGTGGATGCGGTGTTGTCGGTTGCAATCTCCCGCAGTACGGCGGTAAGCGGCGCACGGCCTATGCGGATGTCGCTAGGGTCTCTGCCGTACCGGATGTGGATGATGTCGGATACCGGGATGTCAAAGGAGCGGCCGTCCGTGGTGTAGATGTAGTGCGTCAAAGGGTTTACGCCGTTGCCTACCGGTCTAACCATGTCCTGCGGTAGAAACTGCAAAGCGGTCACCGTGCCACGGGTGGAAGAGCGAATCTTTCTCAGGTAGGTGTTGCCAAACAACTTGTAGTCTTGGATGCACCAGCCCCAGAATAAAGACCCCATTATCATCGGATCAGGTTGCGCCATGAGCTGCAATACCGGGTGGTCTTCTACCGGCTCGGCTTGCTGGCTATCTACCGGTCGGTAGTACCTTGGCGTGGCCTGTGGGTAGTTCCTGACGTACCAGTCAATGGCACTAGCAACAACGCCGTTTAGCCCAAGGTCACCGGCTACCCTAGCCCAGTCCTTGGTACTTCCAGGGAGCGCCCGGCGTAGCAATGTCTGCAGCTGACCAGAGCCGTACCCAGTGAGGTAGATGTCCCTAGACTGGCTAAGCGGCAATGGCAATGCCTGTGTCGGGTTGGCTGCGGCTTTACGCCCAAGGAAGCGGTCAAAGATACCCATGGCTTCAGTATCCCACAAAAAGAAAAAGCCCCCTTGCGGGGGCCTGTAGGCTTGAGTGGTTTAGATTGTTTTCATCTCGTAGCGGTATGCGTCTCCGCTTACGATGTAGGTCTTGACGTTGCCGTCTTCGCTTGAGCCTTCGTAATACCAAGATGTCTCAGTGTCTGCGTTCATCTTGATAAGCGACTCTGCCCATTCACCGGCACACTGCCAAGTACCAACCGGTGCTACATCAACAACCACGCCATCCTCAGTCAACACTTGGCGAATCTCTTTGTTTGCGGTCTTCAGTTTCATATCTCTATCTCCCTGCTTGATGTCAACAATATACACTGTAGGTATATACACGTCAAGGGTATAGAGGTATATATTTTAGACGGCACCCCAACTTCGCTTTGATCCGCACACCTGCCAAGCATACGCCAGGGCATCTACCACGTCATCATGCCGACCAACCGGGAAGGATAGCAGCTCATCCTCAAAGTAAGCCGGGAGCCCTTGGCAGTGCATAACCTGTGATTGCTCGTACCGTGCCTCCAGAGGGGCAAAGCGGGTCACTTTGTCACGGTCTGGGCGTATCCCCCGGATAGGAAGTTTCGTGCGTCTAAGGAGCTCCTGCACAACAGCGGCTTGATATTGCACCTGCTCGATGCCGATCATGCTAGGATTCCACTTAGCCGCCATCATCTCGATGAACCGTAGCACGGAAGCAAAGTCCGCGCGGGTACGGTTGATGTCTCTAACGTAGATTGTCCCATCGTCACCACGGGAGACAACAGCCACGCCGGTATAGTCTGCTTCACTCTTGGTTGATATAGCCAAGTCAACCCCGATGTAGGTGGGTAAGCCTTCAGGGCAATCACCGTACCGTAGCCACTCCCGCTTGATACGCGCTCCCGCCGCATCTACGAACTGAGCCAAATACTCCTGTTGAAACGCGATGCTCGGCAAGGACTTACCAGCCTTGCCTACCTCCTCCGGATCTATCCACGGGTTAGCCGTGGTTGGCATTTGCCACGACATCCAGTCGGCATCCGTAGCGGCTTGGTTGTAGAGGGTGCGGAAGTAGTTAGAGCCTTTAGGAGTGCTGAGAAAGAAAGCGTCCCCCTTGAAGTCTGTTAGCGTTGGGCGGATGGCTTCAGTCCAGGCTTGCTCTAGGTGCCGTGCCATTGCCGCCTCATCGATGATGACCCGCTTGTACTTACGACCACGGGCTACGGTTGAAGGGTCATCTAAAGTCCAGTAATCAATAGCCGCCCCGGTTATAAGCTCGATGCGCGGGGCTGGGCTTTGTACAGCTCGCCGGATAACGGGAGCATAGATGCGCTTATGATCGGCGTATGCCTCTTCTAGGAGCCTGTAGGTAGGGGCAAACCAAGCACAGGGTAGACCGTCAATCAGCACCGGGTCACTGAGCAAGTTACCGCCCAGAGTGGTCTTACCAAAGCGTCTCCCGCAAGCAAGCACGTTGTACCGCTTGGCTTCCCGCAGGATAACCTGCTGAGCTTCATGCGGTCTTGGTAAGACCAGCCGGATATCAGGCAATCGGTTTGTCCGCATACTCCACGATGACCTTGACTGGGCTACCATCTGCGCCGGTCTGCTCTACCCTTGATGACCAGTCGGCCTTGTGCTTACGTTCAAGCCACCACGCGGCTGCTTGCCAAGTCGTGTCAGCTGCTTTTTGAATGATAGCAACGTTCCGAACTTCAGCATCACCCTCTGCCTTTTTAATAGAATCCGAGAACTCCGAAATGTCCTTGAGCCAGATTGCAAATGTATCTTCAGAAATACCGGCATAGGCGCAAGATGCCCGGCGTGTATTCCCTGCCCTCAGTGCCTGTGTGATGCGCTGTACTACGTCCTCGTTGTACTTGTATGGCTTACCCTTCATCTAGCACCGCCTTCTGCCCTGTGGCGTTTTCCCATCGCTGAATAATGACATCGCAATACTTAGGGCTGATTTCCATCCCGTAACATTTGCGATTAGTTTTCTCGGCTGCAATCAATGTAGTACCAGAGCCTAAGAACGGATCGTATATATTGCCGGTTTCAACATTGATGTATTCAAGAGCATATTCAATAACCTGCATCGGTTTTTGTGTTGGATGTACTGAACCTTGTAAAGCCGCTCTATTCACAACGATTGCCCGTAAAGGTTTAACGCAGTTTGTCCATGCAAGTTCGCCATCGGACATAGTCAAACCATCTTGACCTTTGTTCCAGTAAATCCATCCCCTAGATGCAGGAAGGAAATCAGCAAAGTAATTGCCACCCCAGATTGCTGTAGGGCAATCAAACGATAGCAATAAATCAAACAACTCTTTTGACGGTCTTTCTTTATCCCATCCCATAAACTCATGCGCCTTGCGGTTATGTTTTGGGTTTGCGCTTATGCTTTCTTTTTGACCATCAATACCTATGCCGTATGGCGGGTCAGTAACAATGCCGTTTACCACAGCACCATCCATCAGCCGTGCCACATCATCAGCCTTTGTACTGTCACCACAAAGCAATCGATGTCTACCCAGAATCCATAGGTCTCCAGGCTTGCATCGTGTCTCGACTTCCTCCGGTACTTCGTCTGGATCGGTTAGCAACTCGGCAGAGTCAGCAGTACCAGCGAGTTCATCAATCAAAGCATCAAGGTCAGCTGCGCCGTACCCGGTACCATCTAAGCCGATAGGCGTATTCGCAAGCTCAGCGAGGATGTCGGTAATCTTGGTAGTGTCATCTTGCCCAATACGGGTAGTGCGGTTGTCTACTACAAGAATCCGCAGCTCTTCTTCGGGAGTAACGTCAACCCATTGAACAGGTACGGTTTCCCAGCCTAGAGCCTTGGCAGCCATGACCCGATGATTTCCCGCTAGGATGTGCTTTGTGGTCAGGTTAGCCACCACAGAGCCGTACCAGCCATTAACTGCTAGGCTCTTCTTGATGGCTTCCACATCACCGTTGTTAGCGTTGCGTGGATGATGCTTGAGCAGGTCAATAGCGACCTGCTCAATCTCCTTATTGATTACTCTACTCATCAAGATTCTTTCGTATCTCCGCGCTGGTAGCCCAGAGCATAGCAGCGCGCAGTTTATCCTTACTGATGCCTTGGGCTTTAGCCCGTTTCTTGACATCAGCATACAACCAGCGTGTATAGAGTTCTGACCCTATCGCCACGCATCCAGCCCCGACCAAAGCACCAATAGCAAAAGGTATCATTTGGTTATCTCCCAATCGGTTGCCAGTGTTTCTGCCATAGCACGATTTATATGGAATGACGGCGTAACATTTACCCCGATTCGCTCATATGCTTTTGCTAGTCCTTTTAGATCGTCGCTAGAGTTTATAAACTCGCATATTCCAAATCCATCTTCTCGTGCATCTACTTTTGATAAAGAAATCCAAAGGTCTCCAGCATGGGCATCCCATGTTTGCCGTCTAACTTTCTGACCTTTACGCATTGCCCTTACGGCTTGTGTCCATGTCATCTTGCAACCTCCCCGGTTCGCGGATCAAGTACAACTACTGCCCAATCGGTAGCAAACAAATCACCAGGGGACAGGCTCAACTCTTCAAGTTGCGTTACCCGTCCCTTTGGGCCATGCAGTTCAAAGATATTCCACACTTCGGAGTACCGCAGGAATACGGCTCCTCCCCACTCACCGCGCCATACGGCGTTACCGCCACCAGCCATCAAGGCTTGTATCACTTCTCCAAATCTCATTTGATTACTCCCATTGTGATTGGCAGGTGTTCAGCCATCAAAGCCTTGATGCTGTCTGCTATCTCCCTATGCTCTAGTTGCGTATCGTCCTGCGTCCTTAGCTGCACGTAGTGAATCCAAGACCGTATCGTGCCGCTCATGTACAAGGTGGTCGGACAGCAAAGCGGTAGTACCATTCTTGCCGTTTCCGCAGCGATACCGGCTTTGATAAGTTTGTTATATGTCCAGTAGCCACGAGATACGGATAGCTCAGCGTCTAAGATGACTCCCTGCATCTCGGCATCCAACTCTGCCCGCTCTGGCATCGGTTGTGAGCTTTGCCGATTAGTTGTACCAGCAAGCCGCATCTCGCCCAGAATAGGGAAGTCGTGAACCTCTGCGTACCGTTGGCTGAACTCTTGGAAAGAAAAAGAACGATGCCGCAGAATCTGCGGTGCGATAGCACGGGTGGTTTTGATTTCTACGCACATCGATGCCATCTCAAAGATTGACCAGTGACCATGTTTGATGCAGTAAGAGAGCAACCGGGCTACGTCTGGGTTGTCTTGGTTTGCGGGGTTGCTGACCCTTGCGCAGTATCCGATGACCTGCTCCGCTTCCGGTGTGATCCAGATTAGTTTTGTCATCCGTTGTATATCTCCCAGTCGAAAGCTAAGACATCAGCAGAACCGAAAGACGCTACCCGGCTGTAGTGCCGGTTACCAGCGCCATCAATGAGGTAAAGGCATATCTTGCCATCAACCAACTGGAGGAACCAAGCGGCAGCGTGTCGGCGTACCGTCATGCCAGCCCGCAAGCGTTCAAGGGCGGAAGGAAAGCCACCGCCGGAAAGGTTCATCCGATGGGCTTCAATGCTCTTCAGTTGTTCTTCAGTCCGCTCTTTCAGCCAGCGGTTGACGGTGGTGTGCTGGAATCCTACAGCCCTTGCCGCTTCATGGCATTTCATGCCTTCAGCGACCAAGGTCTCATACCGATCTAAAAGATGCTGCCGCTTTGCGCGGTTAGCAATCACCGATTCGTTTGGTCTACCTGCCATTACTTATCTCCTTGGCATCAGTTACTACCCGGTCGGCATACTCCCTGGAGTGTGTCACAAGGTAAGCGGCGTACCAGAGAACCTTTAGCCGGTCTTCTTCCGCCTGCCCTTTATGCTCCTGCCGCTGTAGGTATTTGAGAATGGAGCCGGACACAAAGTCCAGCCCCCAGTCTTCGATTACCGCCAGCGCGTCAAGCTTGCCGACCGTGTAGTGGTTTCTCACCTATTCGTCAAACGGATCTGCGATGTCATCCGTTACCGGCACAGCCTTTTTGAGGGGCTTTGTAGCTGCAACCTTTACAGGCTTGACTGTCTCGATGACATTGGTAAGTTCACCGTTCATCTTTTGGCGGGTGCCTACGACCACTTGCCATGACTTGCCCTTGAGCGCTTCGATGTCAAGTGCGGCAAACTGCGCGTTAGTCATGCGTCCAACCATGCCATCAAGCAGGATTGTAAGTTTGGCTTTCTCGTTTCCGTAGTAGGTCTTGGTGTACTGAATGAAGCGGAAAGGCTGGCCGTCATCGTCACCGACTTCCGTGGTTTCAAATACCCATTTGAAATTAGGTTCGAGAACGTTTGGATCGTCAAAGCTCTTACCCTGTACGGCTTCGCAATCAATGAGGGCGCAAATGTAAATGCCCTGCTCGGCAACGGAGAACTTTTTCCCGCTGCCTTCACTGTACTTCCCATGCTGTGCAAAGAATCCCATATCGTCAAACTCCTTGGGCTACTGCCCGGTCGTTGGCACTATTGCCACATAGTTATATACCCACTCGGTGGATATTGTCAAACACTTATTTATGGCGGTACAAAGTTCCGACCCACTCCCTATAATGGGCATCAGTATGCCCGCCTAAGCGGGCGGTACTGATTGCCCATAGGGGGTTTTCAAAGGGGGATTTATCCTAACGGTACAAGAGTACAACTCTTAAGCGTACCGTTTTTTGTACCGATAGATTTAGCCCACTTTTACCCAAGGACTACGAGCATAATCCGGGTCAATCTTTCGTATCAAACCGGCATTTTTCATCGATTCCAGGAACGCAAGCGCCACCTGTTTATTGTTACCAATGACGGCAGCTAGAGCATTTCCAGACATCTTCTCATTCTGATCTAAAGCCGTTAGCACCCGGTCGGTTAGCATCTGCTCCTTCGTTGCTTCAGCCCCGCCTACGCAGTGCTGTAAGCGCATCCCGCCGTCTTCGTCGGTTACGATTGTGTACGACACTTCCACAAAGTCTTCCTCGCCGATGTGGCGCTGCTTGGTTGTCTTCATGGTGTAGATGCCGTCTTTGTTTTCAACGGTTGCCACAAGGTCAGCCTGTGCCGCAATCTCACCTGCTCCACGCATAGCCTCATGAGCCACAGGCCCGGCGTGTATGCCCTTCTTGTGATGGTGTAGGGCAATGATGGCAGCGCCGCTTTCATTGATGCCTTTCATCCGATCATAGAGTTTAGCCATGTCGGTGTTGCTGTTCTCGTCGTAGCCGTGAACGCGCACAAAAGTATCAAGGATAACAATCGAGATGTCGTGGTCTTTGACGTACTGCACGATGTCTGCCATGTGTTCTGCGTTGTCAAGCTTCACCATTTGCTTTTGCATAATATGGACGTTCTCACAAGCCCCTGGTGATAGTTTGAAGAATCGCTGAAAGAATCTACCAACGCCCATTTCTTCATTGATGTAGAGAATGTTGCACTTTGTAACCGGTAGGCAACCCATCCACATCGAGCCTTCGTTACAAGCCCTCACAAGGTCAACAGCAATCCAAGACTTACCGCCACCGGGTGGTGCCGTTATAAAATGCATACCACCACGGGTTATAAGATTCTCAACCAACCACTGAGCATCATCGGCTTGTGCAGCTAACTCGCAGAATGCTTGCCAGTTTAGAAATTCTAGTTTGCGCTTAGGCTGTACCTTTACCGCCAGCTGCTCCCGGAGCATTGCCGGGGTAAGCGGTTCCCGGTCTGACTCTGGCCAGTCAGACCAAGCCCGACCGGCTTTGAAGGCTACGTCTGCCTCTTCCATCGGCGGATCACACCACTGCAAATTCCAAGCAACCGCCGCTGGGTACGCTGAATCGTAATCGATGCCGGTAGAGCGGAGGTATCCGATGTAAGCCGTCAAAGCGTTATCCCGCCCACCATAAGGGCCGCCCCCTTCAGGATGCCGCGTGTAGAGTTTTGCCATCGTGCCATCGCCTGACGGCTCCCCCGGTTGACGCTCTTTGCGCTCCGGCTTGATGTCCGGTACAAGGGGGATATCCCAAAAGTCTTTATCCAAAGTAATGCTCCATAATCTCCGGCAGGTCGGCTCTGACAATAGCCAGCAGGAATGTCCATCGTGCGTCAAGTTTGCTTTTTACGCAAGCCTGTTCGAGCTCTAGGAAAAAGGTATCAAGGCATCCGGTGTAGCGCCCGGAAGCGTGGCGTATCATCGGGCTTGCGTGTCCAAGTTCGCCCGCCTTGGCGGATGCCAGCAGGGCATCAAGCCGTGCATCGCCGAACTCCGCAACCACTAAGGATTCCTTGTAGGTTGGCTTCATGCCGCCGCCCTTGAGCAACGTTACCGCCTTGGGGTTATCAACATCCTTCCAGTTGATCGTTCCCGGTACGCGCAAGATTCTGTCCACGTTGGACACGTTATCGGTTCCGGGTAGTACTGCATTCGCAAAGCTGCGCACCTTGGCTTCTACCGCTGTGCGTTCTTTGGTTGAGGTCACCCGCATGGGTTGCGGCGCTACTTTGTAGCCGTGCCACCCGTTGCCGGTAGATACCACGATGTCGCAGGTGTCAAGTAATGCTTGACTACTCCCCGGCACCTTGGAATCTAGATCCAACCAAAGCGCCCCGACATACTCGATTGATTCCTTACCGAGCTTACGCCCTGGCCCTTCAGGCGCGGCACGGGGACACACTCCAACGTACACATCGTAACCACGCATTGCAAGGCTCATGATGTGCTGGGTTAGGGCTTGCCCTTCTTCACCCTTTAGGCAATGTGGCAGCCTGTAGGTGGTTCTGTTAGCGTGGGGCTTGACCTTAGATAAAGGTCTGATCTCAATGAAGCCGTCAGAGTACGGCTTGAATAGATGCCGGAGAAAGGCGATAGCCTGACCCGCATCCGTGGCAGGGAGTGCCATGGGGTTACCTAATTTCCTGTGTATTACCTTCCGTGGAACCCTCGGTAGCTACTCCGAGGGTGGACAAAGTCCATAACCACAGGAAAGGTTACCCACATTATACATCAAAAGGAAAACCAACATGATCGGCTATCGCCTTGGCGGCATCGTGCCAAGAGTAGGCAACCACAAAAGTGTAGCCGTGCGGCTGGAGCGCATCCCTAAAGGAAACCTGCCCGGGTGTAAGCCTGCCCTTGCCTGCCTTCATCTCAACGTACAGCCCCGGCGCTGGGCAAGGGAGAAAGATATCCCACACACCCGGTTTGACTCCCATGGCCTTGAACTTTGCAGCTGTCCTGATGTCTCGATGCCCACCGTTAGGGCAATGGTAGATGGTTGATAGTTCGGGATGTTTAGTCGCCATCAAGCGTACCCAAGTAATAAGGGCTATCTGCTCCCGGTCTTCAAGATGCTTCAAGTCAAATCCTCAACTTCGTAGCGCCCCCGTATGGTTGCCAAGGCTGATTCTATCTGCGCCTCGATGACGCTTACGGGTGTCTTGTACCGGCTGGCTATCGTCCGCAGGGTCTCAGGCTTACTACCATCCAAACCAAAGCGCCTAACAAGCAAATAGCGGCTATCGTCATCTAGGCTTAGCAAAGCATCACCAAGTCTATCTGCCCATGAATCAGCGATAAACGCCTCCTCGGGGCTTGTGGAGGCTCCTAGCACCCTGCAATCTTCATAGACTAGACCATCCGTACCAGACACCGGGACATTGATACTAACCGGCTGCACTTGCTGTGAGTCTCTGGCTATGCCGATCATCGTAACCGATAGCCCGGTGTACCCGGAAAGCTGCTCATCGGTTGGAGGTATGCCGTGCTGGTGGAGGTGTTGATCGTGTGCCTTGCGGATGCGTAGCCATTTGTAGATAGTGTGTTCGGATACCCGTATAGTCTTGCTTTGGGTTGACTGGTAACGCCTGTACTTCTGAATTATCCACTTCATGGCAAAGGTGCTAAACCTCAACCCCCGGCTGGAATCCCATCGTTGGATGGCGATAATCAAGCCTTGAAGGCAAAACGCTACAGCATCTTCAAAGTCATCCTGCTTGTGTATCTGCTTGGCCATCTCTTTGCAGAGACCCGTATTCCGGTGAACCATTTCCGCCATGCACTCTTTAGGCATGATGCCCGCTGCCCAGGCTTGATGTAGTAAAACCATCTCCTCGTGAGACAGTAAACGCTCCGGTGCCTTGGATAAAGCCCGGAGCGTCTGACGAACGATTGATCTACTTGGTGGCAAGGGCAATCCTAGAGCCTATCCAGCGCATGACAGGTACAGCCATTGAGTTACCAAGCGCCTTGTACCTTGGCCCGTCTGGAGTGTTAGGCATGATGTCAGTGTATCCATCCGGGAATCCCTGGAGCCGTTCACACTCGGTCGGTGTTAGCCGCCGTACTGCCATACTGTGATCTGGATGCGCTACACCGTGAACACCGGTTGCGTTGAGCGTATACATTGGACCGCCTACCGTGTATCCATCACCATTACCGCCGTTCAGTGGTTGCCGTCCGATGGTGTTCTCTGCAAGGGCTATCGGTTCAACAACGATATCAACCGACCTGATATCACCTAGATCAAAACAGTTAAGCGTGTTGGTTACGCCATCAGGAACCCATGTCTCAAAGTCCTCAGCGCTCTGCGCTCTGCGTGACTTACGGTAGGTTACAGGCACCATTGTTTCAGTATGCGGATCATTGCGCTGACCACCACTAGCAAGTACACAGTGGCTCGTTTCTGATACTAGTGTGTTATATGCAACGATTGGATTTTCTTGGCTACTGTTTAGCGTAGGCGCTATCTCGTTGGTTGATATAGCCGCATTGGTTTGACCATCTGCCATTACAATCAGCTTTGCTTCATTAGCATATTGATCGCTTACACCATTTGGGCCATCAAGCGCACAAAGCGTACCGCTTACTTTTGCGCTACCGATTCCAAGGCTTGCTGTAAAAGAGTAGGAAGTTTCTTTCCCCGTGCGGTTGCTCTTCGGAGTATCCCCTCGCAGGCTTTCTGGCTCAAATAATACTTCGGCTGCACGTCTGCTGTCCCCTGAAGAATGTGCGACAACAAAGACTCTACGCCTTCGCTGGGGGACTCCAAAGTACTGAGCGTCAAGCACTCGGTATGCGAACCCATACCCGAGTTGCCCCAACGCCCCAAGGAAGGAACCAAAGTCCCGTCCTCCGCTGGATGACAAAACACCGGGGACGTTCTCCCAGATAACCCACTCTGGGCGGTAGTGGTCAACCATTGCAATGAAGGTGAGTGCAAGGTTTCCTCTTGGATCGTCAAGCCCTTTGCGGAGTCCGGCAACTGAGAAACTCTGGCAGGGAGTCCCTCCGACAAGAACGTCAACTGCATCTCTTTCAATATCCCACTCCCTAAATCTGGTCATATCACCAAGGTTAGCCACTCCAGGATAGTGATGGGCTAACACCTTGGACGGAAACTTTTCAATCTCTGCAAAGGCAACGGGAGTCCAACCGAGGGACTCCCATGCAACGGATGCGGCTTCAATGCCGCTACACACGCTCAGGTATCTCACTTGACACCCTGCGCCTTAAGTGCCGCTGGCTTTGTCTGATACTCGTACCGCATGGCATCGCGGGTAGCAGATACCAGAGCGAGGAACAGCATAACGGCTACCGCAGTAATCACACCTGCACGGATGGAATCACGAACCGCCCGCTTACGCCCAAGGTATGCATCGCGGTTAGCCTCCAGCGCATAGTGCCGCTCCCTGAGCTTCTGAGCTTGTTCCTGCTGGTCTTGCCACTCGGATACACGGCAAGCCGTACAGGTCTTATCAAAATCGATTACTTCCGAACCACACTCTATGCATCGTCGCATTTTCTTATCTCCCTAACTACCTTATTCGCCCGGTTGCTCTGGTGCTTCCGGTGCCTTGCCCTTGCGTAGTGTTCTACGCATCAACAACTGCTTTGACAGTTCCGCAGGATCCATGTCCATCGCTTCAGCGAGAGCAATCAAAGATGTATCGCTAGGCGCTTTCTTACCGGTCATATAGTCACTGATGCGTGGCTGCTTGAAACCAGTGCGCCGAGATAACTCGTTTTGTGTCAATCCTCTAATCATGCTACATATATACCACAGGAATATAATATGCTGTCAACCCCTTGCGTTATATATATCTACAATGTATATTGTTGATGTACCAAAGCGGTACGGGAGATAAGTAATGAAGACAACACTAACCGCATTGCCAGCAGGGGCTGGCGTGTTCAGGATTCCATCGTTCAAGGTTGCTGATGTAAGCGTTCCGTTTACTACGGCATTATTCATTGACGATCAATGGGTTCCATTCATTGATGGCGAAAACCTGCAACAACAGTTTGCGCGGAATGGTGTAAGCCTTTCCCTGCATCTGTGTATTGCAAACTACCTGCAACGGCAAGGTAGGAACCCATCGCTTCATATAGTTATTGAGGGAGGTGAATAATGGGAGCAGATGACTATCTTGGTGTTTATATACCAAGCAACCTACTTGATAAGGTTGACTATTATTCTGACGGAGGACATGGCTACATCTGCGGTTCTATCTTTGCGATGAGGCATGAAGAGACCGCAGACTACATCATGAGCAACCGCGACAGCGAGCTTGCAAAGCACTTTGTGGAAGATGGCGCGGTTGACTTAGACAACCGGACTGAAGTAATCAAGCACATCAACAGTATCAACAACTGGATGGGAGAAGACATTTGACTAGTAGCGAAAACATAGGGGCTATTGCCCCTTCACTCATCAAGGCTCAAAGCCGGATGCAGGGCATCAGCAAAGAGGGCAACAACCTTGCCTTCAAGTCCAAGTACGTCACCTTGGATTCCATCCTGGACGCTCTGCGCCCTATCCTTACAGCCAGCGACTTGATGCTAACCCAAGGCACTACCGAAACTCATGTCACGGATGGCAAGGTCACAGCGATTACAGTAGAGAGCCGCATCATTCATGCATCCGGCGAGTGGATCAGCACCACGGCAACAATCCCAGTAACCAAGCCAGACGCTCACGGGCTAGGCTCTGCGCTTACTTATGGCCGCCGTTACTCGGTGTCCGCTCTGCTGGCAATAAGTGCCGATGAGGACGATGATGCCAACGGCGCAATCGCTCCCCGTGAGGACTACCGTAGAGGTCCACAGGGCAACATTGTGATTGATGCGCCGCTGAAGGCTAGACCACTGGGAGGAAGATAATGGGATTCGACATCATAGATGGCGAGCTGTACGACGAGGAAACCGGCGAGTATGCCGGGCCTGCGTCCGGCTGGATAAAAGGCAACGAATCACCTGAAGACTTGGCGCTCCTGGTGATGCGTAAGCGCATGGACATCGAGGCAGCCATTGATGCCGAGACAGCAAAGATGCATACCATCTTGGCAAACTGTACAGCCATGATCAATAAGCACGCGGCACGGCTTGCATGGTTGGAGCGTCAGTACAACGCCCAGCTGCAAGACTTTGCAATGTCGCAGTTGCCGCGCAAGGCTGACGGCACACTCAAGGTTAAGACTTGGACTTGCCCATTCGGTACGGTTTCTTTCCGCACTGTAGCCGAGCGGGTCAAAGTGGTTGAAGAAGAGGAAGCCGTGGCATGGCTGATGCATCACAACCCGGAAGCCATCAAGACAAAGCACACCGTCTTGGTTAGCAAGCTTAGCGACTTTGCACTTGACCAAGCGCCAGGGCTTGATCTAATACCGGCTTCAGAATCGGTAACAATAAAAACAGTTTGACAAGATATCCGCATTCAGTGTATATTCTGTATGCGGATATACACCGCAGGGAGATAAAGAATGACAGTAGTAGATGAGGTTTACACGATGGAACGGTTGGAGGAAGTGCTTAAGCGCGACCAGACAACCTTTGAAACAATCGAGCTTGACTTTAGCGCAATGTGGAATGAAGCGCGGGGAGCCTACCAGTATCAACGCTCTATCCGTGTTAGCACACACAACCTCGCCCGTATGCTTTGGTTCACGACTTGCAAGGGGCAACTCCTTAGCGTGGTCTACAGTTCGGGCGGAGTAGACATCAACATCAGCATTGACCAGTTTACTCAAGGCGCTCCTGATGATTGGGGTGTACGCGCTTGGATTGCACAGATGGCAAAAGAGTTGATGCCGTAGGGTAAACTGTAGGCACCCGCAAGGGAAACCAAAAAAACAACAACTGATGCCGGAACTGATGAGGAAAGACCCGATCTAAACAATCGGGTCTTTTTTCGTTACCAGTCGATGCTTACAAAGCCGCCGTTGCTTCCAAGCTCTCGCCATGCTCTAGCCTTACGGTAGACCCCGTCACCCTCGCGCTCTACCTTGTCTTCGTCTTCCATCTCTGGACTCGTGTTGCCCTCTACGGTCTTGACACCCCAAGGGAATACACCTATTACAATCCCAATATGGGCAAGCCTGTTCAAAGGTGCAAACCAGAAGCAAGCAAGGTCACCGATACGCACCTTGGTAGGGTCTGCTTCCGCATCCTTTACCGATAGCCAGTTCTTGGTACGCCTTGCCCAGTTGCCATGATCGGGGCAGTAAGCCGAGCGTGGCCAGTCTAGCGGGATTGTCAGCGCTAGGTCATGAGCGGCATTCCGTAGCCTGTACACCACAAAGGCGGCACACCAAGGGCTACCGGGTGGTACGGGTGGGATGGTAGAGGCTTGATAGATTTCAACCGCCTTGCCTCTGTTGTCCCCGGTCTCCTGCACACCGACATTGTCTAGGGCTTCTTTAGCTGCGCGTAATGCAATCGGTCTACTCATGGTGGTATATTCTCCTTGTCGACCTTATCTCCCGACACCCGCTGGGCAGTCTCCCGGTTGCTGTTTCCTCATCTGCCCAGCACCCCTTTTTTCTAAGTCCAAGATTCCCCATCATTGATGCTGCTGATTTGGATAAGTGAACTCCCACCGTCTCTGTAATAGGCGTACCAAGTGCCAAGCCTCCAAGCAATCGCCGTCTTACCGTTATGCACCCCGCCGCTGACTATGATGCTGGCCGCCGTTATAACGTTCCCCTGCGGGTCGTAGATGACCCTGTAGAGGTCGTTAGAGTGATGATAAAGCACTATGCGCTTACCCATGGGATTGATTGCCACGCTGGCATCATCCCCATTACCGGTTACTGTTACTGCCACGCTTACTGTCACCCCCTCATCATCTGTGTAGTACGACTTGACATCATTACCTGATGCATCAACCACGATGTAAAGCCTACCTACCGCGCTTGTCGGATCGTATGCAATGTGGACGCAGGAAGCGTCAGTAATCGATGTTGTTACCATTACAAAGTTAGT